TGGAATTAGCGACTATTGGAGCAACAACTCTTATGTTCGTGGATGCACTATGCAAACACAGTATTTGTTTACAACAGAAATAGATCCAACTATTCCATCTACAGCAACTGGCGCTGCTGGAGTAAATAATGATTTAGCAAAACAAACAACTAGAAATGGTGTTATTAAAAATTTTATGGCTACAAACTATCTGACTGAAACAGAAGTTAATAACCTTAAATCTACTCAAGCAGGAACTATGCAATCTTCTGCTCTTGTTATGAATGGCCCATCGTTTAAAACAACAGAAAACCCACTTAACTTTGTTTCATATGTTTATAAAAATTTAAATGATGCCTATAAACTTTTTGGAACTAGAATGAGAATTATTGGAAAAATTGAAAATAACGAAAATCGTGCACAAACACCAATAGGTAGCACATCATATTATCAGGTTACAGGAGCGCTTCCAAATCAAAATATTAGCATTGGTGGAGGATCTGGCGGTATAGCAGTATTGCTTAATCCAGAAACAAACAATGGATACTACTTTGAGATAGTGGCAATGACAGAAGACAATATTGAATCTTATATTACAATAGATAATGCTGGCAATCCAAATATATCTATTAACAATGTTGTATTTTATAAGGTTAAAAAAGACTCTGTGAGCGATGAGGCAATTCCTGTAAAACTTTGGGGTGGCTTAACAAGCATTATTGTTGACGATGGAAGATTCACTGGTCAATATAGAATGGCTGGCGAAGAAAATACAACAGTATATGATTTATCTGTAGAGTATGAAGACATTGGAACTGTTCGTAGATTCTATCTGTATATTAATAATAAACTAATTAAGATTGTTGACGATACAGATCCACTACCTATTTACAATAATATGGCACCATTCATTCGTGGCTCATCACGAGTAATGTTTGAAAATGTATATGCTTTAGCAGAAAACTATTCTCAGAATACTGTATTCACAGTTGGCGAAACATTGTCAAGTGCATTTGGAGATAAGGGCATTGATGCAAATGAGTCTTTCCGTAAATATGCAATGAGTGGAATTATTCAGGCAACCTACCTCACTGGCATTAGTTCTCAACAACCACCAAAATATAATATGTATTTTGATGAGTTTGGAACTATTATGCGTGAGTGTGCATACTTTGATATTAAATATGATCGTTCCTATCCAGCACTTTATGCACAGTTGTCTCCAACTCTTAATAGAATTAAAGGATATACAACTTCTGGATTCCAGGCAGACTCCTATGGTGCAGAATTTTTAATATTTAATGCAACAGATACAGCATTAAATCTAGATGAAACAACAGGAAACTATTTAAGAATCCAGGGTATAACATTTACTCAAGATACAACATATGAGTTAACTGTTGATGAATATTTTAAAAAGAAAAGTAATTTTGCTAATCAGCAATTGCAAGGTAGTCCAATAGTAACATCATCTTTAGTAGAAAAGGCAAAGTATGATGAAATAAGACAAAGCAGAATCATATATGGAAAGAATGAATTTTCTATTGATACCCCGTATATTCAAAGCGATGATGATGCAGAAGAATTAATGGGATGGATTATTAATAAAGTTATGAAGCCTAAAAAGGCTATTGGAGTAAGCATGTTTGCGATACCTACTCTACAACTAGGAGATATAGTAACTATCAATTATAAAGACTCAACTGGCCTCGATCTTGTTGCTCCAACAACAGACCGTTTTGTAATATATAATATTGAGTATGGTAGAAATCCAGATGGTCCAACTATGACAGTATATTTGAGCGAGGTATAAAATGACAGTATCTGCAACCCCACCAACACCGTCTAATGCTGGTCTTAATATAAGTGCTTTTTCTGTTAATCCAGTTTTAACAGCGCCTATTGACACAATATTATTTAATGAAGAAACAACTCCTATTGAAATAATGGCGGATATTATTTTTGAAAATATTGGTGGACAAGAATTAATAAATATTGCTAGAAATGACACAGTAAATGGTCAACAGGTTATTTATCAACCAATAAAAAATTTAAGTGCAATTCAACAACAATATAACTCTAATAATATTGTCAGTCTTCAAGCAACATCAGATAAATATTTTCAAAACTTTTCTATTAAGTTTGAGTCAAAGGTTCCAAATGTGGGTAGTGGTCCAAATGGAGAACACATATATATTGATCCAGAAACTGGAGACTTAATCATAGATGCAGTTAATATTGAAGATGGAGAGCAAATTCAGGTAGAAATTACCACCAGTGGTACAATATATGAGGCGGAATTATGATTACAGACACAGGCAAATCTATTATTGGTAAGTACCTTCTTGGGCAGGCTCCTGCCTATGCGTCCTATATTGCTGTAGGATGCGGCGCACAGCCTTTAGCAACTGCTGACCCATATGGAAACTACTCAGCAAAGGAAAACCTTGATTTTGAAATGTTTAGAGTGCCTATTTCTTCAAGAGGTTTTGTAAATGATGGCGGTACAGAAAAACTAGTCCTAACAGCAGAATTACCAACAGAAGAAAGATATGAAATAACAGAAATAGGTATATACTCAGCAGGATCGAATCCATCTGCGGGAGCCTATGACAGTAAAACGGTCTTTGCTTTTACACAGGGTGAAAATTGGCAATATCATGATCAAACATCTGCATCTGCTATTCCAACAATTACAGAACCTTTAGATGATCCAAATGATGACAATGTTATTGCAACATCTGATCCAGTATTTCAAACAAATGCAGATAACTCAATATTTTTTAAACCATCAAGAGCAGATAGATATGAGCGTTGCAGATTTTTAAATAATATGATTTTAATGGTGGGTGATGATGCAGACCTAACCATTGATCCATCAACAGGAAGTTCTGGAGGACATTTTGTTATTGAGCCTGGATCTAATCATATTCATCTAACTGGTGCCGATGTAGATTTTTCAAAGAACGCACCTACCGATGAGTTAAGATTGGCATTTTCACTTATTAGTAAAGATGGAGATTCAGCCAGCGTTCCAGATACTGTTCGTATTTTAGTTGAATTTGCTTCTACAGATGCTGAAAATGCTGGAGAGTTCGCTCGTCTTGAGATCGAACTAGATAATGGATCTGGCACAGGCGGAACATATGATTTTGCAGAAAATAGATATTATGTCATTACAGAACAACTTCAAAACCTTTATATGACAACTGGATTTACTTGGGATGCTGTAACTGTGGTTAAAATTTATACCTCTATCCAAAATGCAGATGTTCCAACTGGAGATTATTATATTGCATATGATGCATTACGCCTAGAGAATGTTTCTACTATTAACCCTCTTTATGGACTAACTGGATATTCTGTAGTAAAAAATACAGACGCTGTAACAATTATTAAAAATCCTAATACAAGTAACTATATTGAGTTTAGATTTACTGTCGGAGTTTCATAATGGCAGATTCTGGTATTAAAAAGTACCGCCAAGAATATGCGGATCTTCCACCTATCAGTAGTGAAACTGAAGGGTATTCGATAAGATATAGAATTATTTCTGAAGACCGTAACAGAGTTTCTCACTGGTCTCCCGTATATCTTATTATTCCAGATTACACATATGTCCCTGGCACTATAAATTTTAGTAGTGGTGGGCAGGTAGCAAATTTTACATGGGATCCAGTAATTGTATTAAAAGATACATCTACAGTTTCTGATATTAATAATAAAGAATTAAACAATGATTTGGCTACAATAACAACAACTGGCGCACATTATATGGCAGTTGATGATTGGGTAACAGTAGAAGGAGTAGACTCTACATTTAATGGAACATATAAAATTAATGCCGTTACTACTAACACATTTACTTATTATAAAGATAATGGAAATATTCCATCTACCCCAGTAAGTCCTGCAGGTACATATAAAACTAATTCATTAATCAGGAATGCAACAGGATATGATATTTGGCTAAGATGGGATAGAAATGACGGCGGAGATTGGGTATATAAAGAAAGAATACAAACAACTTCTATATCTTATCCACATCCTTCGTTTTATACAATAAATGGAGTTGTTCAACCATCAGCACCAAATAGGCTTAGTGTTGAAGTATATTTGACAGGACAGCCAATTGCTAGAGCAGATGGCGCTGCAGGAACACCATTTTTAAAAGTATATAGAATGCTTAATCAAACGATCTAATGATATAATGGAGAGATATGGCTAAAGTACCGCTACCAGAACGAGGACAACCTTTAGATGTTACGTACATCTATCAGTTGGCTGATACCCTAAATGATCTTTCAACACAGGTTTCATCAGCAACATATAACTATACTACTGTTGATACTATCAGTGCAGGCAGGCAAAGTATTAAAACTTCAGAGGCCAGAATTGTTGGTGGCTATATAGAAGTAGCAAACAACTCTACAGTAAGTGCTGGTAACGAAAAAACATTTTCATATGATTTTCCATCAGATTTTAAGTATGCTCCAATTGCAACAGCAACTGCTTTAAATATTGGAAATACTCCAGCAGGTCAAAACGTTACAGTAATTTTAAAATCTGTAACAACATCACGAGTAGAAGGAATTGTTAGGTTTGGTGCATCTGGAGATCTTTCTCTAGCCATCCATCTAATTGTTATTGGCATTCCTAACTAAGGGGAATAGGTTTAATGATTTATTGCAGCAAGTGCAAGGGTAGAATGTTTGTTGACAGACAATACTCAAGCACAATACATCTAGAAACATACTGCATCCGTTGTGGAACAAGAAAATTTTATCATCCACCTTCTGACAGCAGGGAGGGCTTATGGCTTTTGGCCCAAGAAAACTTGAGAGCAAAAACTACAATAGTCAGCCTGTAATTAAAGGAAATCAAAATATTTGGTTTCTTAATGGCGATCTTGTTAGACTTCATCATAGTTCAAGATCTACTGGAATGGTTACTGTTTATAATATTACAAAAGATAGATTAGAAACTTGCTTTCGTATTGATTTTAGAAAAAATAGAGAAAAGGCATATACTGTAGCAGAAACTGCACGACTTGTCAATAGGCATCGTAAATATTTTCCATCATTAATTAGACGAGGAGTGATTCCACCACCAACAGGATCAAAAGTTAATGGTGAGCGTGGTTGGCAAATAAGAGCATACTACTCTGAGTCGCAAGTAAAAGAGATACGTGATATACTTGCAAGTATACATATGGGTAGACCAAGAAAAGATAATTTAATAACAAATAATATGACTCCTACAAGTCAGGAGTTGACACGTAGAACTGGTGATGGTATACTGGTTTATACAAAAACTGAAGATGGCAGGTTTATACCTGTTTGGACAGAGAGCATTAATTAGCCTTTGAAGGAGGCAGTGGTGGAAGAAAGAAATGAAACAAAGGTATCTGTAACACTTGGATACACTCTTAATCTAGGAAACTTTCAATCTTTGCGAGTTGATCTTGGCGTAGTTGACAGCGTTCGTGACGGTGAAACTACTAATGATGCAATGAATCGTGTATATGATTTTGTTGAAGCAAAGGTTGTTGAAAAAGTACAAGAAGCAAGAGAAGAAATAACTGAGGAGTAATTGTGGCTGATCGCAAAGACCGTATGGCTTTGCTCAGTCGCTACAATAAACTCCATTTGCAGAGATACGAGCAAAAGTCTAATCTCAACCTTAATGTTGAGCAGTGGGCTGCAGATGCCCTAGTAGAATCTTATGGTATTAAATCTTGCTATGATTTATTAGATTATTATTTTGAGGTATCTCAGACTCCATCTTGGAACTTTTTTGCCTATAATGCACAAGAGATTATGAATGGTAGAGAAGCAACAGAAAAAGATTTATTAGAAAGAGCAGAGCGTAGAAAATTGGCTAGGAAGTGGTTAAGTGAGTAATTCAGAAGCAAAACTAATATCAGCAGTACTTGAAGATAAACAGGTTCATGTACTGTTACAGGCCAACATAGACTCTGTTTTGCGAACACATAATGATGTATGGAACTTCATTAAACGCTATGCAGAAACAAATGGCACCGTTCCTCCAACTGCTCTGGTAGTTGAGAAGTTTAGGGACTTTGTTCCAGTTGCTGGGGTAGGGGCAACAAAGCATCATCTTGAAGAATTACAGGCAGATTATCTCAATGATAGCCTTAAAGATATTATCCGCAATGCTGCCACAGATGTACAAGGCGGACAAGGCGTAAAGGCTCTTGAGCAATTAATTACAAAAACATCAGAATTAAAAAAGAATACATCTGCTATTCGTGATATTGATGCAACAGATATTCAGTCTGCAATTGCATATTTTGAAAATGTAAAGAAACAACAAGAACTTGGTAAGATGGGAATTAAAACAGGCTT